TTGATGTTGATGGTTTTGATTATATCAATACAGGTGCTGAAATTTCGTTTACGGCTAATAGAGATGATTCATTTGCAGATATCGCTGCTAATATTATCCAAGCACCTGATGGTGATTACTTCCAATTATTCGGAACTAGGAATGGTTCTGTAACAGCATTCGATACTTATATTAATAATAGAATTACTACAAAGGGAGACGATATTAAAGTGTTCCATGATATTACAGTATATGAACAAGTTGCATCTTTCTGGGATGTTACATATTCGATGAGTATTGTTCAGGCTGAAAACTTTGATATCCCGATGCCATTTAGACCTGTTATTTTAAATGACTCATCTGCTGTTTCATATAGTATTGATTATGTTCTTAGAATTTATAACGAGAAGGATAATACACAGATCATTAAAAGAGCATCTTATGTTTCTTATGATGTTGGTACATATGGTAGAAAGATGAAAAGAGTTAATCTACCGGCTTCTAATAAAATTTTAAAGGTGTATAATACACTACCAAATGTTCTTGAGAATAGACAGATTACACAAAACCTTGCAACGCTTCCAAATAACCAGACTAGATTTGTTCCAACATTTATTGAGAGAATGAATATAGTCACAGGATCTACTAGCGTTACGGTTTCACAAAATGAAGTTGTAGATAACTCAACGATTGTATATTATGCTGACGGTCAATCACAACTTGTTCTTAGCCCGTTCGATAACTATATTAAGTTTAAAGTTGCAAAACAAGATGGTGAAGATCTTATTTCTATCTCACTAGAAGGTGTTGATAAAGTTGTATTAGACTTGGCTGGTGTTTCTATTGATAACCTTATGAATTATGATGATGTGGATTTATCTGATGGCGAAATCATGTTTAAGATTTCACAGGAAAATGCACAAAAGGCAAAGAATAAAATTAATGCCTCTTCATCAAATTCATATACACTATCTGTCCAGAATGGCTCTGATAAAACTATGATTCACCATGGTACATATACTGTACTAGGGTCATTAACTACTGCACAATCAGAAATTACTGCACAAAGTGCACAAAGTCTTAATACATCTGCGTTATGATTTTAAATTCTAGGAGCAATCTTTATAACTTTAAGTTCCCGAGAACTTTTATACCGCAGTCAATTATTGATAAGTATAAGCCTTATTTGAACAAGATGCCTGGTAATATCATTAGCGAACCTATTGATTATATTAACTATGCAATCCAAGGTATTACTGTTCCTGGTATTTCATTTGACCCAGTTCAAGAAACACCAAATGACGGTACAATCATGTATAAGAGAGGTTATGTTCCTGTACAGAACTTAATCAATCGTGAATTTTCTGTTGAAATGCAATTGCTAGATGGTTTTATTAACTATTGGATTTTAACAGATACTCTGCTTTACTATTACGATAGAAGCACAGAGAGGCCATATACTGATGACCTTAAACTACAAATCCTAGATGCAGAAGGACTTCACGTTATGTCTGCTGTATTTGAGAAGCCGATTATGAAGAGCATTAATGAGCTATCTCTTAATATGTCTTCAAACGTCGCTGAGTTTACAACATTCTCAGTGGACTTTACATACAATAAGTTTAATCTTATTAACGAACTAGACTGATATATAATTTATGAAAACGTTTATCGAATATTTAGAATCTAACCAAATCACTGAGACTGAGATGACTATGCTTAACGAGTCTCTTAATTCAGAATGGACTCCAGAACTTGAGGCTAAAATTGACAGAGCCATCGAAGAATTCTTCGAGGAATTTAAAAACGAAGACGGTTCATATGACTTTGATCGTTTTAACGAGGAAGTAACTAATGAGGGCCTTTTAGGTTCTATCCTTGGCGGTCTAACAGGTTTTGCACTTGGTAAGTCAGTTGGTAAGATTATTGCCAAGACACTAGGTATTGAAAAAGGACTATTCTACGATCTACTAACTTCAAGACTTGTAGGTGCTGCCTTAGGTGCTTCTCTTGGTAAGAACATCTAAAGTGAATATAGTAGCAATCGATTTTTCTATTAACTCACCTGGAATCTGCGTTTTAAATAACGGCAGACCATACTTCATTTCATTCTTAAAACCTGGGACCGGTACAAAAGCCCAACAAGCTCTTCAAATTCAAATGTCAGAGCTAGCGGATACAACTATTATATTCCAAGAAGAACCAAACATCGACAGGCAGGAGATGAGCAGGGTTTTAAGACACCGTGATATCGCGGAAGGAATTTGCAACCTAATAGAACAACACACTGACCAATCACAGCCTTACAGTATATTTTTTGAAGGTGCTTCTTATGGAACATCTAGATTCGGAACTAACTCCTTAATTGACTTAGCATCAGCCAGCTCGATCCTTAAGAGTTATATGTTTGATCGCTTTGATGTCCAAAAGCTGGAAGTTATTGCCCCTACATCTATTAAGAAGTTTGTTGGAAAAGGCAACATGAAGAAGGAAGGCATGTGGGAACATTTCTTGGCTAATGACTCCTTGAATGATTCTCCCTTTTGGAATTTTTGTAAAACCATCGAGTCCTTTGAATTCAAGAAATTACCTAAACCGGTTGATGACCTTATAGATGCTTACTACATTTTAATGTTAGCCCAAACGATGTAATCTTACCCCTGGAACTGAAACCCAATTCTTGTATGCTCGTTTCTGGGCATTGTTTCATTTAGTATAAAATATATTATATTATTACATTATTATGAAACAAATTGCAACAACCACGATATATACTATATGAAAACATTAAACTCAGGACAGTTTCTTAGACTGATTGCCGTTTTGGAAGAAATGACGCAGTACGAACTCATAAATGAAGAAGAGGCTACAGCCCTCTTAGCTAAGACAGGTTATGTAAAAATGGGAGATTCGGAGTGGCAACATCCAAACGACGGATCAGTTTTGAAACTTATAAAGTCTTAATGTTTTTTGAAACATTCTCCGGGATGTTTGTATAAAAGGAGTTAAAGCATCTTTACGTTAAAGAGAGATTAACAGGTTTAAACAATTTAAAAGTAACTTAAAGGATTATGGCAGATTTTGACATTTTCAATCTGAGTGTCGCAGACGTTGATACTCACGAGACATCTTCTACATCTAAAGAAGATATCATCTACAAGCCTACCGCAGACGACGGTAAGGACGGTACCTATAAAGCATTGATTCGCTTTGTACCAAACCCAGAAAACCCACGCAAATCATTGGTACGCAAGTATGTCCACTGGATGACAGATCCTGCTGGCAATGGTCGCTTGGTAGATTCTCCAGCATCAGTTGGTGAGAAATGCCCAATTCAAGACGCTTTCTTCCGTCTTCGCAAGTCAGACTCAGCAGTCGACCGCAAGATGTCAGAGAAGTTGAAGCGCCGCGAGCAGTTCTACTCACTGATCAAAATCATCAAGGACCCACAGCGTCCTGACTTGGAAGGTCAATATATGATCTTCAAGTATGGCTACAAGATCAAAGAAAAGATCGATGAGGAATTGAAGCCTTCATTCGGCGAGTCAACTCAGGTATTTGACTTGTTCGAAGGTAAGAACTTCGAGTTGATCATCACACGCCAAGGTGAATACAACAACTATGATAAATCCAAGTTCTCGGCTAGCAAGTCAGGTATCGTTATTAACGGTGCTCCTGTTGAGCGTAGCAAAGAGGCAATGGAATCAATCAAGACAGAACTTGATAGTGCTCCTAAGCTAGAGCCTTACGAGTACCGCCAATGGGACGACCAAACACGCGACTTCGTAAACTCTGTACTTGGACAATACATTTCTAATCCAGGTGCATCTATGGGCGCTGTAACAAGCCGCGCTACTGTAACAGAGTCAAAGAGTACAAGTTCCATTTCAAATTTGCCTTCGGCAGAGGAAGCATTTGGTCTTGACACTCCTTCCAATACGACTAAAGTTGATGCTGATGATGATCTAGATTCATTCTTGAATGACCTCGATCTCTAATTTATCAGAAGACTTAAAGAATACAATTAGAGTTTTGGTGAAGCAGGTGGTTGTAGAAAACCACTCTGCTCCCCAAAAACAAATGATAAAGGAGATGTCAGGTCGTTTGAACCTGGCATGTCCCTATTGTGGGGATTCTACAACGGATCTTCTCAAGAAAAGAGGTAACATCTTCTGGGACACTCTCCAATATCATTGTTATAACTGCAACCACCACTCTGATCTAACTTCTTTCTTTAAGGACCATGGCAAGCGCTTTGGCTCCGGTGACGATTCTATTCATGTAATCGAATACATTAAAGAAAAGAAAGTTAACATTAAAGAGATCAGTACACTACAGCATGGTATTTACAATAAAGCTGTAGAGCTAGCGATATCAGTTAGCGACTTTAAAAGACATTTTAGAGCAGAAAATATATCAACAGGCGATTTTGCATGGTTCTATCTAAGAGGTAGATTACTACATAATAGGGCTGATGAATTTCTATACTCACCACAGAAAAAGAAACTGTGGATCTTAAATAAAACACCTGATGGCAAAATCCTAAGTTGTCAGAGTAGAAACATGGGTAAGAATGCCAGATCAAAATACTTAACGTATGATCTCGCTAAACTTTACGATGAGATGTCTCGTGAGTTCCCATTAGAAGGTGATGAGCTAATTGCAGTGAATAAAATGTCAACATTGTTTGGTATTATGCAAGCAGACATGATGAGACCCGTAACGGTTTTTGAAGGTCCTATTGATGCCAAATTTATGTTTAATTCTATTGCCCTTGCAACTGCTGGTAGATCTACAACAGAGCTTGATGAAATACCAACAATTAGATATATGTTCGACAACGATGAAACCGGTAAGAAGAAGATGCTTGAGAAACTGCGTAAAGGCAAGTCAGTGTTTATGTGGTCAAAATTCTTAAAGGATAGTAAGTTGAATATATACAATGATGATATAAAAGATCTAAATGATTTAATCAAGAAGTGTTTTGAACTTAAATGTGATGCACACAAAAAGATTAATGATTACTTTACTAGTTCACATTTAGATGCTTTATACGTATGATAGATTTTAGTTTTATGGATCAGGAATTAGATCAGTTTCATTAAGATCATGAGGGTTATAAGAATCTAAAGTTGTTGATAGATTTTCAACAATCAGGAATATCTTATAGTGGACCTGTGTTTAATCCCGGAGAGCCAAAGATGAAAAAGAAACTAAAAGCACATAAGTGGATAAAAGATAGCAAGGATAAGGGTTCATTATTTTAAATGTAAAAAAATGTCAGAAAAGAATAAAATTGTAGAGGTTGACCAGTACTTGGGAGGCCAGAGACAGGAATGGACTGCTAAGATTAGAGAATTAGCAAAAGCATTTAAAGATATTGATGACCTCAATGAGGCTATGGTAACTATTCCATCATATCGCCAGATTATAGTTGAGCAGATAGCTCAGTTAAATATCAAAATAAAACAACAAGAGCGTAGACTTTCTAAAACATATAAAGAATCTTTTATTAAGTACTACGAATATGATTACAAACTAACTGACAAACAAAAGGAATCTTTCCTTAAAGCAGATATGTCAGACGATAGCATGATCCTTTCATTGCTAGAAACACAAATGGACTTTTATAAAGAATCGGTCAAGACTCTGGATAACATGAGTTGGGCCGTTCGCAATAAGTTACAGCTAAACGGGTTGTAATGCAGCGAGAATAAAAACGCTCAACTAATGGTGGAGCTAACACTTACAGAAAACAACCAGTTCTTAAGAATCGATGCCGCTACGGAGCTAGAGCTAGAACAGTTGACTATTTCATTAACAAGACGCATCGAAGGCTGGAGGTTTAACCCACTGGTCAAACGAGGTGTGTGGGATGGTTATGTTTCTTATATTAAGGATAATAAATGGATTCCTTCTGGCTTATGGCAAGAGATTACAAAGATCTGTAAGCAATATAAGTACGAGTTAAAGATTAATGGTATAACTCGATTATTTGATAAAGATATTACGGCTGAGGGTTTTGAGGCATGGGCTCTTGAGTTTTTTGAGCGCAGCGAATTAACCCCTAGAGATTATCAGCTAGAGGCGGCATTTAATATTCTAAAGTTTAGAAGATCATTATCTGAATTGGCAACTTCAGCCGGTAAAACAATGATCTCATTTCTTACGATAGCACACATGCTAGAGAAAGATAATGCCAAGAAGATTCTATTTGTAGTACCTAACGTTTCTTTAGTTGTTCAAGCGACAGAGGACTTTGCTGAATATAATTATGAAAATAGAGTGCCTATGATGATTCAGCAGGTTTATGCTGGACAAAAGATTAAAGACACTAGAAACGTAGTTATTGGAACATATCAGTCACTTGTTAAAAAAAACAAAGACTTTTTTGATCAATTTGATTGTGTTATTGTGGATGAGACTCATAAAGCGAAGTCGACATCTATTAAGACTATTCTTCAAAAATGTGAAAGTGCTACATATAGATATGGTTTATCAGGTACGATCCCTAAGGATAATACACTAGATAGACTAACTATTATGGCATACACTGGTCCTTTGATTACAGAGGTTAAAGCATCATTCCTTCAACAAGAGGGACATATTGCAGGATGTAAGGTGAAAGTTATTGAAATGAACTATGCACCGGAATCAGCCAAAAAAGCATTTATGGAATTGTCTACAAACAGGTATGAAAATAAAGATGTTTTTCAATTAGAGCAAAACTATATTATCAACTCACCAGGTAGACTAAACTTTATAGTCAATGTGATATCAAAGGTGCCTAAGAATTCATTAGTACTTTTCCACCGTATTGAACATGGTAAAAAGATTTATGAACTACTGAGAAGAAAGAGTGATAAAAAGGTTTACTATGTTGATGGCAACACGGATAAGGATATTCGTGAAGAGTATAAAAAGAAAATGGAAGCCGGTGATGAAGTTGTAATTATAGCTTCATATGGTACATTTTCAACCGGTATATCTATTAAAAAAATACACAATATCTTTTTTACAGAATCGTTTAAATCAGAGGTTATTATTCGTCAATCAATTGGCCGTGGACTTAGACAGCATGAGTCAAAAGAAAGTGTTAATATTATAGACTTTGTTGACGATATTTGCTTTGAAGGCCATCAGAATTATTTATTTAAACATGGTTTAGCTAGGCAGAAAATCTATAAACAAGAGAAGTTTAGTTATGAAATCAAAAAAGTATCTTTTGAAGGGGATATATAGTCATAAGATAACATACTATAAAAATACAACATTAAAAAAATGGAGCGTATTCAATCATTCAAGTCGTTTTCTCAAGTTAAAACGCAACTAAGAGAAGAGGCTTTGCAAAATGAAATTGCAGCTAAAAGAGAAACTTCTGCATCTGCATTTTCTGAGCTACTTAAAAAATATAATGTTTCTAATGCATCTGAAGTTTCAGAAGATCAACTAGAGACGTTCATGCTAGATCTTGTTGGCCTAAAGGCTGATCAAAAGGCTAACGAAGCCAAGTCTGATCGCGATAATGTAATTGCAGCTTGGGATAAAACGGGCGTTACAGATCTAAACACAATTGCTAAGATCTACTCGGAAGCAATGACAGATGCGAACTTCCATAAGGAGACATCTACATCTAAGGCAATTGGTTCAGCATCTAGAGCTGGTAAAGTTGGTGACATGGGCCAAGAGATTGCATCCGCTGCTAAATGGAACGGTATTGCAATTGCTAATGGTACTGTTGATTTCCTAAGAAATATTGATCAGGAATCTGCGGCTGAAAAGCTATTATCAGCTATCACTAAGTTCGATCTTAATGAATCAGTTGTACTAAATTCACTAGAGCAAATCATCGAAGAGGGCACAAGAGGCTTTTTCGGTAAAATTGATAAAAAGGGTAACATCTCAGCAGTTTATACACACTATGATTCTTACCCAGAAAACATGCTTCCTATCATTAAGAAGGCATATAAAAAAGTAGAAGATGTTGATGCGGTTATTGCTAAAGGTGATAACTCAGGCTTAGAGGCTGATATTAACAAAATTAAGTTCTATAATGACAAAAGAGCTGCGTTAACTGGCAACGCAAAGGATACTGACAAGTTCCTTAGAAATGCTGCAGGGGAAGGGGGTGCCG